GCGAGCTGCTCGGTATTCCACCCCACCTTCTTCGCTTCAAGCCACTGGGACCTGAAGCGGTTCATCCCCTCGTACTTTGCTGGTTTCACCGGAACCTAGTCGGCATCATTCCGGGATTCATTCTTGGATTCATCCCCGGTCGCATCATCCCCGGTCGCATCATCCCCGGGTTCATTCCGGGGTTCATCATTCCGGGCCGCATCGTTCCGGGCATCAGCCCAGGATTCATTGCGGGCATGTTAGGCCGCATCATTCCCGGCTGCATAGGCGCTTGAAAAGCCATCTGCTGAGGCATCTGAGGTGGCATCTGAGGCGGCATCTGCTGAGGCATCTGCGGCCTCGCCTGCGGGTTCATCTGGCGATTCATTTGAGCGCGAGCGTACTGCTGCCGCAGGTATTCGCTCAGGCGAGGGTCAAGTAGTCCCATTCCGTTCATTTCTTGCCTTTCTTGGCGGCCTTGAAAGCAGCCGCAGTGGGTGCGCCTTTTGCTCCGGGCTTGCGCATCTTTTCCCCAGAGCCCGCTTTAATGCGTTCGCGCTTTTCGTGAATGTTGGCGTAAAGTCCCGGTTTCATTTCTTTCCCTTCTCATAGGTTCGCGCAGTTGTATATCCAAGATACCCGGCGCTGAACGTCCACCATAGAGCTTCCGGGATTGCCTCAAAGCCCAACTTCACATTCAGGAAAAATTCCCGCATGGCGTCAGGGCGCATGATTCCGATTGCCGGGGCAAGGATAACCAAGCCCAGCAGGATGAAATAAAAGACATAAAGGAAAGAAGGTCGGGCTCTGGAGGTCCAAGGGTCGGAGCTTCCCGCCTCAGCCTTGATAGCGCCTATGGCTATCTCCAACTCCCGGAAAGCGCCGTCCTGCTTGAGGCGTTCAAGTTCAGCAGCAACCTGGGCCTTCTGAATAGGGTCTGGAAAGGCTTTATCAAGAACCTTCCCAAAGACCGCAGCGATGGTATCTGCGATCAATGGAACTGCGCCAGTTTTGCAATGGCCGCGCCTACTGCGCCAGCGGCCCCGCCCAACAGCATCATTGTTCGCCAGCCGCCACGGGCCTCGTGCAGGATTTTGCTGATTTGCTTTATCTCTTGCCGAAGCTCCGAAATCTCTTTCTGTAGGGCTTCAATCTCGGCATCGTGCCGACCTATATCTCTTGATAACTCCATACCGTCCTCACGCAGCGTTCACGCGGTTGAGCCATCCAATCAAGAAGCGCCTTTGGTCTGGCTTGGCGGCCAGCTCATAGTAATGCGCCTTCTGAAAGGCCTTGAAGTCCTCAACTACCTTTGACGTTGCCGACTCTCGGTCAGCCTCGTGAATCGCGTGCAGGGTATGGTTCCCCGCTTTCCCATCTTCTTTCAGGTTGGCCCCGTTAGCGTTTAGCGCCTTCTGGAGCCACCTGACTGCTGTACTCACCCCGCAGTTTACCGCAGCTTGATAAACCAAAGTAGCAAGTTTTTGCGAGGGATACTGGTCTCCCAGAATCGGCCCCCAGTAGCTCATGCGGTAGAGCTTTTCTGCGTCCCTCTTAAGGGCTTCCGAGTCTCTATCCCCAGCGTCCACCATCTTCCAGCCTGCCCAGTGAGGATGCGCTCTGCGGGATATCCCGAAGATAGTCTCTCCGCCTCGGTCTGCGGGGTCGTTGACGTAACCCCCTTCCCACTTGGCAACGAAGGCATGGGCCTTGTGAAACTCGGCCATCATTGAGACATTCCGCTTCCAAGAAGGCCCGCAGAAGGCGCAAGTCCGTAAACACCGCGTCCTAGGGCTTGGATTGCCTCTGGCCTTTGAGTAAGCGCAGCCGCAGCAGCCCTTCGCCCAATGTCTGTCCCGTATACGGCTCCAGTCCCAAGGATTGAAGCAGCTAATGTTGGGTCAATCATTCCGCCAAGCGCGCCGGTCGCCAGCCCTCCACCAAGTGCGGCACTTCCGAATCTGTAAGGCGTTCCTGAGTCTGGAACGGTTTTCCCAAGGACGTTGACGCCAGCTTGCGCGAGGGGCTGCATCATGGCTTGTCCTCTTGCGAATCTCCTATCACGGACGCTTGTATCACCGGCCTTTATAGCTCCCCTGAAGGCTTCTGGAGAGAATACGCCTTCTGTTGACCCTACGCGTCCTGCTGCTGTTTCCAGCACTGCCAGCTTAGCCCATCCCTTGTTTATATTTGAAAGCTCTTTAGCAAATTTTGGATTACTTCGGTTTATTAAAGCCCGCAACGAGTTAAGAGATTCGGCTATAGCATCTCCTAGTTGTTGGTCATCTGCGCTGCTTGAGCCTTGATATTGTGATGCCTTTTTCCGCAGAGACGATTCGATCTCTTTAATCGTCTCTCCTCGTATGCCGCGAGAACTCCCAATCCTTTTTACCATTGTCTCCTGAAGAATATTGTTTAATTGCCGTGCTTTGTCTTTTGGCAACTGATTTCCCATTTGCCGAATTGTGGCAATTTCAGAAGTAAACTGGTCATCAATGATTGCCGACATCTTTGGAAGCAAAGATGTGTATTGCTCATCAAGCTTATCGCCAACGTATTTAACCATTTCATTTCCGGGCTTGATGTCTGCCGGAACTCTCATTCCAACAGAGGAAAGAACCTCGTTCCCAACGGCTTTATTGAACTGCTCAATGGAACCTGTCTGTGCGCCCTTAATGATATCCCCGACCACGGGAAGGCTGGATAACCCTTGTTCCATTCGGCTGGCTGTTGGTCCAAGAATCTGTCCTGGCGTAGGCGTGACTCCGCGAGCAATCAGGTCCCTGACCGCCTCTGGTGTTTGAGGGGCCATAACTCTTCCAAGTCCCGCCATTGCCCCGTAGCCAGCAGAGCCGCCGCCAGCCCCCATGGCGATATTAGAAATCCGGCTTTCCCCCGCGGCTGTAGGCTGAACAGCGCCAAACATTGCCCCGCCTGCTGCGGCCTGCCCAAGCGTAGAGGGAGCGGCAAGCGCCCTTCCTGCGGTAGCAAGTCCGGGGATTCCCATCATGGCGCGCCCCGGGATTGCAGACATCGCTACATTCCCAAGGACATTGCCTGCCATTCCCCCGCCTGTCGCCATCAATGCCGCGTCGCGCTGTCTGGCCGCGTCAATCTCTTCTTGAGGAAAAACCCCGATGAGCTGCCCAATGCCTCGGCCAACGTCATAAACCGCCTTGCCTGCGCCCGCGGAAATTCTTTCCCCCATGCCCATGCCTTCAGCGGGAGACGCATATTCAGAAGGCGCGCTTCCTTGAATAGCCGAAATTGCGGAAGCCTCGTCCGGGGCCTCTACCTCGAAAACTTCTCCGTTAATCTCGGCTTCAAAAATTGGCACGTTACTTCCTCCGAATCCGAACGCCTGGCGCTACTTCTTGCCAGCCTTGTTTGCCGGCCCCAAGTTCTTCTTCCACAACCTTCATGCGAGCTGCAAACGGGTCCTCTCCCATCATTGAACCCAATCCCTGCTGGATAGAAAACGGGTCTGGAATGTCTTGCAAAGCAATCTGAACGTCCGCATCTGTCGGGGCTCTTCCGGGGTTTCGCTTGGCCGCCAGAATTTGCGCTAATCGTCGGCGCTCTTGGTTAAGCCTTGCAATAGCTTCTGGAGATGTTTTGTTTTGAGACCATTGGCTTCTGGCGGAATATATTCCCTGAAGCGCCTGAGGAACGCCCTGACTTGCAGTTTCCTCTTTTAGCCTCTGCTTCCTTCTAGCGATTTCTTCGGCCTGCTGAATAGGGTCATTTGGGGTTCTAGGGGTTGCGCCCATTGCTTGAGCTTGTGCCGAAGTCATCCCGTAAGGGAGGGCTTCCCCAGATGGGCCTCTAAGATTGGAAAGCTCCGAAACAGACAAAGGCTTTTCAGGGGCTCCAATCTGCACAGAGGGCCGCATGATTCCTTTCATCATTGCATCTTGGAAAGCAGGCGTTCCGGGCTGAAGTCCGGCAGCAATAAGGTTCCGCTCTAGATTTGTCTGTTGCGGGGGCTTCATGGAGTTTTCGAGCTGCATCTTCAGGAAGTCTTTTCCAAGAACTCGCGCCATAGGTATTTGCTCCGGTGGCAAATTAGCCATGGCGGCATCAAGAGCCCTTTGCTCTTGTTCCTTGCGAGCTTTCTCTTCTTCGTACTTCAGCTTCTTTCGGTTGTATTCCTCGATAGCGAGCGCGTACTGCTCAGCCCTTCTTTTATCTTCCTGCTGAGTCCGCCTGTTCTGAATGCCCATCTGCATTCCTTTGGCCGCATACTCCCAAGGATTGATTGGCTCAAGGCTTTGGCTTGGCTGCATCAAAAGCCCTAGGCCAGCCATTCCCAAGGGGCTTGTGGAAAGCCTTTCGAGACCTTGATTCAGCGCGTCAAATGGATTTGCCATGTGCTTTCCTTAATCAAAAAGGCCGCCTAAAAAGTTTCCGATTGTGCCCAGAAGGCCAGTCTGCTGAGCCGCCGTCAAGCCGCCCAAAATCTGAGACCAGCCAGAAGGCTCAAAGACAGGCTGCTGCTTTGTTTCTTGCCCGCCGTATTGGCCAGAGACGTTTCTCATGTAGTTAGCGATGGCTTCCCCTGGGGCTTTCTGCAAGAAGTTAAAGCGATTAACCCTGTCGGTAAGCTCTCGCTGTCGCTGCTCGTCTATAAGCTGTTGGGCTTCAAGTCCTGCACCATACATTCCTGTGCGAGCTTGCAGGAGGTCGGGCGCAAACATGGCCATCTCTTGCTGGCGCTGGCGCTCGTTCTCGTATGCAGTGCCGTAGAGGTTTGTAGCAATATCTGCCACGCCTCTTCCGTATCCAGCAGCAGCGGAGTCATAGGCATTCATCATGCCGGGGCTTCCGGTTCTGCCGGACATCCCGAATCTTGAGCTTAATCCCGGAATTGTCTGCGTTGTGAACTGCTCTCTAGCCGCTTGGCTTGCGGCTTCTACCATGTCCGAAAGATACGGATTGGTATCAGCGGTAAGGTAATTCCCGCGAATTGCTTGGGCAGCATACCTTTCAGCAGGATTCAGGATGTTCCTGTTGTTTGCAAGGTTGGTGATGTTCCGTATTTGTCGCCGAGTGCCGAAACCCATCGGGGAGACGGTAGAGGTGCTTTCTGTCTCTGGGTCGCTGTACCACTCAAGGGCGTTTGCCGTCCAATTTCCATTGGCGCCTTGCGTTAAAAACTCATTCTGAGCAGCCTGAAATCCCTGAGTCAGGTACGGCTGTTGTGCGGCCCATGGGGCGGTTGTGCCGGTGGTTGTAATGACATCAGCCATTGCGTCTAGCTCCTGCAATCTGAACGGTTATCCCGCGTTTTTTCTTTTTGGGCGTCTTGGGGTATTTTGCTTGAAAACCACCCATTTTGCCCCCATAAATTCCTGAGCCGGTTGCTTCTCCGAGGCCGCCTGGCGTTCCCCCGGAAAACATAGAAAGGTCTGGAAACCCAAAATCAAACGGGTTGTTTGTAGGCTGCACCGCTTGATCAACAATCGGGGCGGTATCTGTAAGCAGGCCACCCAAGCCAGCCCCAATGCCACCTCCTAAACCATCTCCGTCTCCAGTTCCATTGCCGCCTGTTCCATCTCCAAGCCCAGTCCCTGTTCCAAGGCCTGTCCCGTCTCCAAGTCCGGTCCCGCCTCCAAGGCCTGCCCCGCCATCCAATCCAGTTCCCGAACCTGTTCCTCCGCCCAATCCGCCGCCAAGGTCAGTTCCAAGACCAGTCCCACCCCCAAGGCCAGGAGTAACGAAGTCTTGGGGTGTTCCAGTTCCGCTAAAGGCCCAGCCATTGACTGGGCTGCTTCCTCCCAAGCCAGCAAGGCCGACCCCTGCGGCTCCAAGACCAGCTCCGGCAAGAATGGCGTTTAGCCATGCCTCTGAGCCGAATTGCGGGGCCGTCTGAGTTTGAGGAGTTGCAAAGTCCTGAACCTGTCCAGTTCCAGAGTTCGCCCATGAGTTAACCGGATTCACAGGCAGCATGGGTGACGTTGTTGCTTGGGTAGCAATGGCTTCATTAAGCCACCCTTCAGAGCCGAATTGCGCAGGCCCTGACGGTTGCGGCCTAGGGGTGACAAAGTCCCTAACCTGACCAGTGCCAGAGTTAGCCCATGAGCTAGACGGGTTGGTGGGAACCCCATCAACTCGGTTTACGCCTTGGATAAATAGCTGCCCAACCTGGTTCATCAAGTCTGCTGATTTAGTCTCAGGAGAAACGTATTCAGGAGGCGGTACATATTCAGGCTGCGTTGGAGGCTGTCCAGTTGGCGGCCTAGGCATATTGGCATAGACAGCATCCCAATAAGCTGGGGAGCCGAACTCTATTCCGGTAGTTCCTCCAGTTGTTCCCCCCGTTACCCCGCCGGTTGTTCCTCCGGTTACTCCTCCTGAGGTTGTTCCGGTACCACCAGTAACTCCGCCGGTGCCTCCGGTAGCTCCTCCGGTGCCTCCGGTCGCTCCTCCGGGGGTTACGTTTTCGTCAAGGAGCCCAACGCTTCCTCCGGTTGTTCCTCCGGTAGTTCCTGTCCCTGCGCCTCCTTGAGCTATCCCGCCATCTCCAGCTCCGCCAACCCCAGCAATATCTCCGCCAGCACCTCCAACTCCAGCCCCGGTAGTTCCACTGCCGATTGTGGCTGTCCCGGTACCTGGGGTTAAAAGGCCGCCAGTGGCAGCGCCTCCAATTACGGAAGTTCCTCCAGTGCCGCCCCCGGCTTGTGCTTGACCGCCAGTGCCTCCTCCGGTTTCTGCGACCCCTCCTTGCCCAGTGCCGCCAACTGGATTCCCAGTCGGCTGACCATTAACAAAATCAGGCGGAGTTCCGGCACCAATAACCAACCCAATAGGGCCGCCATCAGGTGGACGCCACCCAGTTAGGTTTCCGCTTTCATTAACAAGAAGCTGAGAGCCAAGAGGAACCCCGATAGCCGCTAGCGTTGATGGAAGCCATCCAAAACTTGAAGTCGCCCCAGGCGCTGATGCCGTTACGGTAACAATTTCATTAGCAATGCTTGAAGGAAGGTCCGTAGACATTACCGTCGGCCCGCCAAGGTTAAGGCCGGGCGTTGGAGTATTAGCAGCCAGAGAGCCGGGGCCTATTTGAGCAACAGAGTCCATGTCGTCCAGAAGGAGGCCGCCAACCCCACCGCCAACAGCTCCAGCGCCAACGTCAAAAGCGCCAGCTAAAGAATCAAGCGGGTTGCGGATGAACTCGCCAACGCCTCCAGCGTAATCAACACCAGCGCCAACAGCAGAGCCGAGGCCGCCAGTAATTGCTCCTTGCAAACCTCCAGTGGCACCACCAATGCCCGCGCTCGCAAGGGTTGAAGCAATGTTCCCGATAGCCGCATTGCCAGTAAGTCCGCCGACAATAGACCCGAGGCCACCGGTAAATGCAGAGGTTAATCCTCCAAGAATAATTTTCCCGGCAATGGAATCCATGATTCCACGCTTGGGGAGGTCTATTCGTTGAGCAAGGCCGCGATAGTAAGAGTCTAGAGCCCCCGCAAAGTTGTATAACTCGTCTAGGCTTGAAACCTTCCGCCACGAACCGTCAGGGTTTTGTGTTGGGGCAAAATCAGCAAGGGCGCGCTTTGCGCCTTCGTCTGTATTCTTTACGAAAATCTGCTCCCAAGCCCTTGCAAGCTGGTCAGGGTTTTGGGGGTCAATACCATAAACCCACAAGCCAGCTCCGGGAGTGTCTGGGATAGGGTTGTCATTTGTGTTCCCAATAGCTTGGGCTCCGGGATTGCCTCCGAACTTTACCCCGTAACGCTCCGTCTGATTAAGAATAGGAGCTTCGTATCCCTCAACTCTTGAGCCTAGATATGGGCTGTATGGGTTAACAAGTTGAACAGTCCAGTCGGCCGCTTTCGCAACCTCCGCGTTCCACCTTGTTGCAAAATCATAAAGTTCAGGATTGTTTCTTACCGCATCAAGCTCTGCTTGACTGAAAAGGTTTGCGTTTACTTGATAATTGATACGTCCATCCCCGCCAAACAATTCAGGGGCATAAGCGTTTAGATTGCTATAATTAACAGGAGCAAACTGGCTGTAATATTGAGTATAAGCGTCCTGATACGCTTTCCCGTGAAGCGGGTCATTTACTGTCGGAGCTGTAAATCCTGACGGAAATGATGTTCGATAACTATCTCCAGAAGGAGCATTAAAGTAGTCTGGGTTTATTTGCCTGCCGCTGAAAAGGTCATATTGATTTTGAACATCAAAAATATTCCCTTGGGTGCTATTCATGAAATCACGAACCGCCGCCATTCTGGCTCGTTCTTCATTTATAGCATTAAGCGCCGTTGTATTGGCCCAGTTTTCGTAGTCATTTCTTGACATTCCAGAAACCGGATCAAAATATAAAGAATTGTCGCTTTGTGGGTTATAAGGAGCCCCAAATATCAGCCCCATATTTCGAAGCCGATTATTTTCGGCGGTTCTTTCGTTAATGTAAGCTTGGTTTGGCCTGTAAACCCATTGAACTTCACTGGCTGGCTTTATTCCAAGCGCATTTCTTGCCCCTTGAACGCCAAGTTCTAAGTTCGAAACTATAGGGTTAAATCGCGGAGCTGCCATGATTTATCGTACTTTCTGGACGATGCCGTAAGCGGTGAAGTTAAGATGGTTCGCAACTGAAGAAGCAACGCCTAGCGAGCCGTTCTTCTGAACAGTAATCCCAGAGCCCTGACTTGCTGCCTCTATAACCTCAACAGCATGGCCACTGATGGTCTTGTTAAACACCAGCGCATCCGCCGTAGCGTAGGTTGCAGCGGTGTCGTTGTGATACAGGTAGTATTGGACGTTGTTATTCGTCACGTTGCAGATTTGGATGCGCGTGATTTCAGTAGTCGCAAGTGCAGTAAATAACGTCTGAGCAGTAGTCGTTGCAGGCAATACCTGCCCCAACTTCCCGCCGAACAGTTCCGACCTATCGCTGACCATTTATCTTTGCCCTCAGGTCTACACCAAAAGCCTTCTCAAATCCTCCCGCAATAGTCACCCGGACCCTGTGGAAGCGAGCGCTTCTGCGGATGTCAAAAGCCCCGTCGTTGTTCATCGAGACAGAGGCATCATAGGAAACCTCGTCTCGCTGATTCGCTCGATAACCATGTTCCACCGTAATCGTGGAAGTGGGGCCTTCGATGATTGGGCGGGTCTGGTCAACGTAGGCAACGCGTCCTGGCTGAGCATCGAACTCCTTGGACTCCAAAACTGCTGTGAGGGGCGTTCCTTCAAACACGCCTGAATTGTTGGAGGAGTTGAAAGCCCCGATATTTATTCGACCAGGAGACCACACGGGGTCATCCAGAGAAGCGGTGAGCGCGTCGAGGCTAGTTGTAATCGCATCCAGTCCTTCTAGCGTGTATCCAGAAGCCACATAGGCGTGCAGGGCGTTCGTCTCAAGCTCAACCACTGAGAAAGTCCCAGAGGGCCAGTGGTAAACCAGAATCTTGTTAGGTTGGGGAACTTGAGCCCCAGCCCCAACGTAAGACCAAAGAACAAGCGAGCGCGTTAAATCTGCCGCGCTGCTCATGCGGTAGTAATAGTTAGGGTCGGCGTCTTGAAAGAACCAGCGCGCTACCTTCCCTGAGCCAAGATTCTGCGACTGCTCTCCATCAAAGATGTAGATATCATCGCTGGAGATGTAGAACATGACGTTCCCGGCGTCACACACAGAGCCAAAGGAAACCGCACCGCGCTTACGCTCTGACGGATAAAAACCGAAGGTTGTCGGCGGTCCTTCGCGCTCCATCCGGACAATGCCGCGCTCAAAGAATACGCTTCCCCGGTCTCCGCCAATGATGCGGACAATAGAACCGTAGTTCCCCGCTATCTGCTGGTAGTCAGACTGCGTCGTTGGGCTAGGCGTCCATGCAGTTTCATCTCCAAACCCAGACCAACGAACGGTTGTATCAGAGTCGTCCGTATTTGCCAGAACTACGAAATCACCCACTACCGCAATGGACGTAGCCTTAGTCGGGCTTCCAGTAAGATTGCTGAAGCTGGTCCCGCCCATCGTGATAATCTGGACTTCATCAACGCTGTTGGTCGCGATGACCTTATCGCCGAACTTGGCAAAGTCCCAGACAGTCTGAGCGCCTGACGTGTATGCGCCCGAGGTTCTGGATATATCAGACCACCCCGTCCCAGAAAGACTGTAGAGCTTTGTCGCGTCTCCCGCGTAGGTATATTCGTTCCCTGCGGTATCCGTGACGCTGATTGCCCCGCGAGCGTAAGCGCTTAGGGATGTGTTAGAGGTTGTCTGGAGGCCATAGAAGGGCAGGAACAAGTCCCCATTAGGAACCACGTTCTTGGCCGTGAGGGAGCCAGGGTTAGCCAGACTTCTCTCGTCTGGCAACCAAGCCCCGAAAGGAAGTCTCTGTGAGGGCATTAGGCGGCCACCGCCTTGATGACCGCAAAGTTGAACACCGGCTGCTCTGTCGTCGTGCCTCCAGTTGTAGCAAATGAGATACGGAACGAACCCGCAGCTACCGCCGTGACGTGCATCATATACAGGTCCGTCCCGCTCTTCTGGCTGAGAACAACCACGTCAGTCGCGGCCACTGTGCTGTTGGTTACGGTAAAGCTCTGCCATGTCGCCGTGCCTGCCGCAGAGACCAGCGTAATCGCGCCGTTCGTCTTGTTTAGCGTGACGCCGTTCGTTCTGCTGGTGGCTTGAGTAACCGCTCCGCCAGTCCCTGTACCGTAACCAAGTCCGGCGGTGTCCTTGGTCATTGTGAATCCGGTATCGGCAACTCGGCAGACTTCGGCAGCAGTTGCCGCGTTGGCCGCAGCGCCGAATCGAATCGTGCCACCGCCTGCTGTACCAACAGCAGAGCCTAGGATGTAAGCGCCAACTGTGGCGTTGTCGAGGTCTGGACTGTAAAACTCAATTTTGCCCATCGGCTGATTGGCGGCGGTTGTGGTATCCGCATCTGTAAACCGAATGACGTTTAGCGGGGCCTCGTTGGTCAGTCCGGTGTTGTTTGCTCGGATATCGAGC